AATTACTGGAGTAAATACTGCTGCGAAAACTTTCACATTCCTTTCAGGTATTACAACTATTCCACATACATTTACTGGATGGCCTGAACTTGGAATCACTACATTTAAATATACTAATACCACAGGTATTGCAACTGCTACTACAAGTGCAAATCATGGATTTGTTGTAGGAGATAAAGTAACTCTTGCTGGACTAGCATTTACTTGTCCATCTGGAAGTGGAATTACCACTACAATTTTCCCAGATGGAACTTCACTTACTGCTAGTACTGATGGATTTACCTTCACTGTAACCGGTGTCACAACAAATACATACACATTTAATGCAGGTATTTCCACTTATATTCATAGTTACAACTCTGGCGGAACGACTAAGAAAGTTGGAACAACTCAAAAAGTTGTGCTTTATCCTGATGCTGCTAAAGATGGAAGAGATGAATTTGGTGTTGTATCTGTAGGATCATCAACACAATTCACAATTCGGGCTGGTGTATCAACAATAGAACATTATTATGTTCAGGGTGGTACATTAAGATTATCTAGACCAATTATCAACAAATCTCCGTATATTCAAAACTGTTCCATTCTTTCTTCTCTTGGCGGTAATGGTATCCTTGTAGACGGTGATAAGTGTGCTGTTGTAAACAAAGGTATTCTTCCAGAACTTGGAGAAATACCCGTTGTAGGTGAACAACCAGAATTTGGTAAATCAATGGTTGCTGCAACCTTTACAATGATTTCATTCGGTGGTATTGGTTGGCGTGTAATTAATAATGCCTATTCTCAGGTTGTATCTTGTTTCCAAATTTTCTGTAGATATGGATCCTTAGCCCAGTCTGGTGGATACTTATCAATTACTAACTCTGCTACTAACTTCGGTGATTTAGCTTTGAGATCAACCGGATTTAGTAGAAATTCATTTGTATTTGATAGAGGTAGAGTTGTAGCAAATGGTACTTCCGGTGGATTGCAAACACTGAGAGTCATAGGTGTTGGTAGATCTGATCAAGAATTGTATGTATTGAGATTTATCAATAATGCAAATCAAGATCAAACATCTAACTTCAAACCCGTAACTCAGTTTGCTGAATTTACTTCTGCTGGAGTAAACACTACTACAGAAGTAATTACAATTGCTGCTCACCCATTTGTTAATGGGGACAGTGTTGTTTACAGTGGTAATGAAGATGCAAATCCAAAACAAGTGCTTGGTGGACTTGTAGACGATGCACTTTATTACATTAAGTATCTTAGTGCTTCTACATTCCAGTTATTTGAAGATGATAGTTTAACAAAAATAGTAAACTTGTCTGGAACTTTTACTGGAGTAGGTACTCTTACAAAAAATAATCAGGAATTCTTTAACTTTGAAACACTTGAATCTCACCAACAATATCAAAAGATAACATTTGTTGGTCTTGGATCAACTGCTAACTTTGTCTCTGGTCGTGCAGTTACTCAAGGAAACGGTGCAACAGCTGCAACTGGATTCGCAGTTACATTTAGTCAAACAACTAGAGAATTAGTTGTATCTGTGGAAAAAGTTGGTGCGACCAGATATTATTTTAGTACGAGTACATCCATAGCAGATCACTCACCGACTCCTATTTCTGTAGGGGTAAGCACAGTTGTAGGAATTACAACCTATTGGACTCTCAACTTTAAAGTTGATTCAACAACTTCAGGCCAAACGATTGCTGCTATTAATACTTTAAATGAAAACTTTAAGTGTCATTTCCATAGACCATCTATTGTCAACTCTTCTGCACACACTTGGGAATATTCTGGGTCTGGTACTGATTATAACGCTCTTCCACAAAACGGTGGTCAGTCTAAAGCTAATACAGAACAAGTTTCTGAACTAGGTGGTCGGGTATTTTCTTCTGGTACTAATGAACTTGGTGACTTCAAGATTGGTACTCAGATCACCGCATTTAACAGAACTGGTAACATTGTCTTTAATAACAAAGTTACTATTGGTGAACTAGCAAGTATTAAACTATCACTATCTGGTGGTGTGTCAGTTGAAGAATTCTCAACAGACACTGCACTTGGAGATAATGAAACTGGTGGACCAAAAAATTCAAGAGTTTCTACTCAATTAGCAGTTAAATCATTCTTGGTTAACAGACTTGGAACCTTTATTGATAAACAGGTATCTACAAATGCTGTTCCAAATGCTGTTGTTCAACTGAACGCTCAAGGACAAATCAACGCAGATCTTATTCCACCACAAGTGGTAACATTTGAACTTACTAATGTCGGCGGTGGTAGAACTGTTTTAGCAAACAAGATTCCTGCAGTCGGTCTCAAACAAGGTGATACAGTTGTAGAACCAGATGATTCTTTTGTACTTGTAAATGATGTTCTAAGTCAATATTTGATTCCAGATAGTTCAACAACAGATTACACATTCCAAAATGGTGATGTAATTACATCTGCACTTGCTGAAGCGATAACTGGTATTGTAACTGCTCCACCTAGTGGAATTGGTATTGGAACACAAGTTCAGGATTATGTTGGATACGGAACAACAGGTCTAGTCAAAGGAGTTCTTCTTAATCTTTCAATTACTGCTGGTGGATCTGGTTATTCTAACCCAGGAATTTATACAGGAATTACTTTAACAACAGTCACTGGTATTGGTTCAAGTGCTTATGGAACTGTAACGATTGGCGCAGGAAATTCTGCAACTACTATTAGTGCATTTGCAGGTGGTAAAGGATATGTTGTGGGTGATGTTCTAACTGCTGATGATGGCTTAGTCGGAGGACGATCTGGTGGTGCTCAATTCCAAGCAACAGTTACTTCAGTAGAAACAAGACTCTATCTAAAACTAACTGCTAATCAAAAATTTGCTGGATCTATCACTTTACCAGACCATATTGCTGACGGAAATGCAGGATCACTCACAACTTCTTTATTAACTAGTTACTCTGTTGATCTTACTCCAACAAGCATTGATGTTGGCGGTTCTATTGACTTTAGTGCTGACAGGATTGTAGTTGGCGTTGGTCACCAATATGGAAATGGAGATCCAGTCATTTACGATGCTAAGGGTGGTACAATGCCAACCGCTTCTGGAAATGGTATTTTTGATCAAGTAACTTACTATACAAAAGTTGTTGGTGTTTCTTCTGTTGAGTTGTACTATGATTACTCTTTGGTTAATAAACTAAACTTTACTGGAAGTGGAATTGGAACACATCGTCTTCTAAGAAATGTTACTAACACTGCTGCAGAAAAACTTGTTATTGTTGGTCATGGATACTCAACTGGAACTCCATTCAGAATATTTGGAGCTGCACCTACTGGAATTACAACACATGAATTCTATTATATTGGTGCGGTAACAACAAATGCGTTTAGTTTACATGAAACTCAAGCAGATGCACTGTTATCCGTAAATGGAGTTACATTTAGTCCTGTAGCTTTTGCAGCAACAGGACCAGGTGGAATTACTACATTTATACACCAAAATATTAGATATAGAAAGCATGTTAATACATCTTCTAGTAATCTCAATAACTTTGCACTTCTTGCAAGAGATAGCATTGATGCGTCTAATATCGTCTCTGGCATAGTTGCAACAACCAGACTAGGTTCTGGTGTTGCAAATGATCAAACGGTCCTTGCAGGTAATTCTGAGTACAAGAAGGCGGTATTTAGTGTTGGTATAGGAACAACATCTGTTCTAGGAATTAGTTCATACAGTAGTGCAGTATTAGCGCCTGCTGGTATAGGAATTAATACTTATTTTGGAAATGTTGTTCTCAATGTCAGTGACGCAAAATCAGCACCTGCAGATGTTTTCTCTACAAAGGGTGTTGTTAGATTTAAAACTACCACCTTTGCTATCGGTGAAGATGGTCAAGTTACCATCAAACCAGGAACTCAAGGTGATATTGATGCTTCATCTCTCCAAGGTCAAGGACCTGCTTATTACCTTAATTCTGCCAATCACACAGGATCCGTTCCTGTTACTAGAGGTGGTACTGGCCTAACGGGTGTTCCTGCTGATGGTGCAATTTTACTTGGTAACGGAAGCGCTTATAACTTAACTACAACTCCAACATTTACTGGTATTGTTAATTTCTCTGGAGGCACTACATCATCTTCAACAACTACAGGACAAGTCATAATTACTGGTGGACTTGGAGTTAGTGAAAATATTAACTGCGGAGGAACTCTCAATGCAATTTCTAAGTCATTCTTAATTGATCACCCAACAAAACCAGGATACAAACTACAATATGGTTCTCTTGAGGGTCCTGAAAATGGAGTATATGTAAGAGGAAAACTAGTTGACTCAGATACTATTGAACTTCCAGATTACTGGTCAGGACTTGTAAATGAAGAATCAATTACTGTTACATTAACTCCAATTGGAACAACTCCAACTCTACATAGTGTTGTAAGTACAAGTATTTCTGAAGTAAAGGTAACAAGCGTTGGTGAAGTTAATTGTTACTATATTGTTTACGCAGAAAGAAAGGATACTGAAAAACTAGTTGTAGAATTTGAGGAGAGTTGATAGATGGCTATATCTTTCGGAAATAATACTTTTTCAACTGATGGGTTACTATTACATTTTAATCCATCAGATCCTAAAAACTATATTTTAACCGAAGTTGAAATTCTTGTAGTTGGTGGTGGTGGAGGTGGATCTGAAAATCAATACGATGATGGTGCTGGTGGAGGAGGGGGGGGATTTGTTCAAACAATAGTCCCAGTTTCTTCTTCTACTGCATATAATATTAATGTAGGACCTGGTGGATCTACGGGTGGATCTGGTAGTGTAGGAACGAATTCAAGTGCTTTAGGAATTATTGCATATGGTGGTGGAGGTGGAGCAAGCCATAGAAGTGCCGGTGGTGCCGTAGACGGAGCTAGTGGGGGAGGATCTGGTGGCCAGTATTCTGCAGATACTCCAGTAGTTGGTAGAGCAGTTTATGGTAATCAGGGCACTGATGGTGGTTATAGTATATCTTATGGAGGCGGCGGCGGTGGAGGAGCCGGCGGAAATGGTCAAGGTTCTTTTATTTTTGGCCATGGAGGACATGGTGGCAGAGGAAGAGCATCTAATATCTCGGGCACATTAAGATATTATTCAGCTGGAGGGGGCGGTTGGGGATACGCATCTGAAGGAATGGGTGGAATGAATATTGGAGGAAATTCTGGAAATTCTCCTGTAGCAAACACTGGATCTGGAGGAGGGGGAGGTAAGAGTACAGATAACAACAAAAGAGCAACGAATGGGGCAGCTGGAATTGTAATTATACGATATCCTGGACCCCAAAAAGCAACGGGAGGTAATAGTATCACATTTATACATGGCCATACAGTTCATACATTCACATCTAACGGAACATTCACTACTTTAGGTATGCCATCAAATGGAAGCCCTGTATATGGGTTATATGATTTAAGTCATAATTTAAATACCGCCAATACTCTTGGTGCATCTTTTGCACCTACATATACTACAAGTTTTGGAGGAGTTTTGTCTTTTGATGGAGTAGACGACATTCTTCAGATAAAAAGATCTCCCAGTTTATTAAACTTAAAAGCCGACACTGGTGGATCTGGATATACATTTTTATTTTGGGCAAAATCAAACAATGCTGTTTCCGGTTGGAGAAAATTTATAGGTTGTGATGATGCTGATAATTATATTGATCTGTATCAAAGTCCTTCCGGGTATTACAATCAGGAATGTTCATCTAGTCTTTTCGTAGATGGCGTTGCAGTGGGTAATGGTGCTTTTTTTGTATCTAATGCGGGTTGGCATTTTTATGGAGCAACTAACTTAAATAGTGGTGGAAAAATTCCAATTAGGGATATTGCAATAGGCCATGAGCCAGATCAAGCTAGAGCTTATCCGTTTAACATGAATTTCGGACATTTGTTTATATATAATCGTGTTTTGAGTCTTACTGAAATAAATCAAATTTTTAATTTAACTAGAAACAAATACGGAGTCTAATGGCTAACTCAGATAAAAATATTCTAATTACTCCCAATAAAAATGCTGCTGGAATACCAGAAATTGCTTTAACTGGTTTTGGTGCGTCCACAATTTCAATGAGAATTCCAGACACAAATGTTGGAACTCTTGAATTTGTAAATAGTGGAGTCACACTATTTTCCATAAATGCAAATACTTCAGACAATAAACAACTTTCAATAGGAAGTTCAACGACTGGAAGTTTAATGGATTTAAATCAAAATGGTGATATATCGTTAAAGACTCAAAAAAATATCATATTTGGAAAAGGAATTATACTACCAAAAATAAAACCATCACAGTCATCATCAGTTAAAGGAAAAATTGCATATGATACTGTATTAAAAACTTTGGTTGTTAATAATTCAAAAACTTGGATTACTTATGGATTAGAGCAAGAAAAATATATTCAAGATGGTTTAATTTTATACTATGATCCATCTAGACCCGATTCATATCCAGGATCTGGAAGTGTGGTTTATGATATAAGCGGCAGCGGTCTATCATATACTGGAAGTATGAATAATGTTGGATTTTCTACTTTTAGGGGAGGTGCTTTTACATTTAATGGATCCAATTCTTATATTGATGTTTCAAATAGCGCTGATATACTAAGAGACTATTCCGGATATACTGTAGAATGGTATGTTAAAATAACAACTGCAACTAACGGAGAAATTTTTGGAAATTACGGTCCCAGTTACACCACTAACGCTTTATGGATTTCTGCTAGATATGGACATTGGTTAACTACTGCCAATCCTTATTTTGCAGCTAATAGTTTTACGGGTAATGAATTCAGTCACCCATTACCTCCGACATATATTTATCATGCAGCTGCGACTAGACAACTTGACTCTAACAATAGAGATATAGTTCTTTATTTGAATGGAGTTGTGAACAACACCTCTACGGCGAACATTCAAATTACCAATAATATAAATTATAGAATTGGACTAGATGTAAACTCTTCAACGAGTGAACCATTTGGTGGAGATTTATATGCAATAAGAGTTTACAACAGAGCATTAACTCCTAAAGAAATTCAAATGAATTTTAATGCTACAAGAAACAGAGTGGGATTATAAATATTTTTTATGAAGCTTAAACTATCGGAATAAAATTAATGTCAATAAAAGTAGGATCCGGAATTATAAGAGATGATCTTTTTCTGCATCTTGATACATCATCTACTTTGAATTACTTATTATCTACTGTTGAGGTTCTTGTTGTTGCAGGTGGAGGCGGGGGCGGCGTTTGCTACGGCGGTGGAGGTGGCGGCGGAGGTGTTGTATATAATAATGCATATCCAGTAACTCCAGGTACATCAATTAGTGTTTCAATTGGAAACGGTGGCACCAACCAGGTAAATGTAGTTGGAAATGGTGGTCCAGGTGCAAACTCTTCTTTTGGTAATTTAGTTGCCACGGGTGGCGGATATGGCGGTGGAAATTGTGGTAATGCGGGGGGAAACGGTGGATCGGGTGGCGGTGGATCTGGAACAGGGTCCGCTAGATCTGCCGGTGGAACAGGAATTCCAGGTCAAGGTAATAACGGAGAACATTCTATTCTTGCTGGCGGCGGCGGCGGAGGTGGTGCTGGATCAAATGGTTACTTTAGAAGTGGTGGAAATGGTCTTCCCTTTACTATTAACGGGTCTCTTCATCATTATGGAGGTGGAGGTACAGGAGGCGGTACAGGTATTTCTCCAGGAGGCTCCGGCGGAGGCGGCATGGGTGGAACTGCTGTAGCTGCTGGTAGAGCAGATGGTCGTCCAAACACTGGAGGTGGTGGAGGAGGATCTATTATTTCAGGTAGTGTGGGAGTATCTGGAGTTGGTGGATCCGGAATTGTAATAGTTAGATATCCAGGTCCACAAAAAGCAACTGGAGGAAATACAATTACTCAAGTTCGTGGATACACTGTCCATACATTTACTTCTGGAAATTCAACTTTTACTCCAACACCCGCTCCTTCTACTTCTAGTTCGGTTAATGGACTCTATGATCTAAGTGAAAATTTAAATACTTTTGCATCTTCTGGTGGACCAACATATAGTACTTCAAATACCGGATCTATATCTTTTGATGGAATCAATGATATATTACTTAGCCCATCAGTATTGATATCAGGCAGTCAAACATTTTCAGTGTGGGCAGTAGTCACTGGAGGTTCTAATGGTCTAGCAGGTATTTTGGTGCAACACAACTATGCATCAACAGCCAATTTTGGAATTAATCAGACAGGCCTTAAACTTGCTCCATCAATTGGTTATACAAATAATACAAGAGAATATGCAGATAAAATAACAAATTTTACTATTACGAATAATGTAATTTTTAATGCTGTTTTAGTTTATAACTCCTCAGAAAATAAAATTTATTGGTATATAAACGGACAATTAGATTCCTCATATACTCTTACTGCAACACCAAAATTTACAAATTATCCTATTTGTTTAGGAAGATGGGACTCTGGTTATGGAGATTATTATTTTAACGGTAGAGTGTGTCTAGCTTCAATTTATAATAAAGCTTTAACGGCAACAGAAATTACCCAAAACTTTAACGCACTCAGAGGGAGGTATGGCATCTAATGGCTAACTCAGATAAAAATATTCTAATTACTCCCAATAAAAATGCTGCTGGAATACCAGAAATTGCTTTAACTGGTTTTGGTGCGTCTACAATTTCTGTAAAAATTCCAGACAGTTCTACAGGAACTATTTCTTTTGAAAATGCAGGTAAACAGTTATTTTCAATTAATACTAATTTATCTTCCGGAGAAATTTTTAAAGTTAATAATAATACAACTCAAAAATCACTTTTTACTGTCAATTCAAATGGAAATGTTATTTTTGATCCAAATTTAGGCACGACAAATATTCTTGGAAATGGATTGTCTCTTAAATCTTACAATACAGAATCTTTACCTGAAGGCGAACAAGGACTTCTCGTTTATGATAAAACTTTAAAGATTGTTAAAATATACAATAATAGACAATGGGTTAATTTAGGAATACCTCAATTAGTTACTGGAGGTCTTGCTTTAAGATTAGATGCCGGTGATATTAGATCGTATCCAGGTAATGGATCAACTTGGTATGATCTGAGTGGATTTAATAATAATTGCGCTTGGGGTTCTACTCCTGTATTTGATTACAGAGGATTTTTCAAATTTGATGGATCTAACCATTTTGGTACAATTACCATGAATCAAAGTTTGAATACAAATGCTGAAGGCACTATAATGATGGTTCTTAGGCATAATTATAGTAGTGCTGATGGAGCCAGTGGTAGAAGAAATCCTTGGAATCAAGCATATGCTGGATTTGGAACTTGGACACATGAACAAGGTGAGTCTATGAGTTGGTATTTTGGGGATGGTGGTGGTGATAATAGTCCTTATATTGGACCAAGTTCCCCAACAACTACTCGTGGAGTATGGAATGTTTATGCAACTGTTAGAAATCCATCTAATTATCAATGGTATTTTAATGGTGTTGGTCAAGGATCTAATGCTCATGGATATGGAATTCTCACGGATACTGGTGCTAATATAACAATTGGAAATGGATATGCAGGATATTGGTTAGGAGATATGGCTATGGTTCTTATGTATAGAAGAGCCCTTTCTTCGGCAGAAATTTTGCAAAACTTTAACACAATAAGAACTCGTTATCCAGGAAATGTTTAAAACAAATATTGTAAGTATAAATATTAAAAAGATGGATTCAGTCAAAAATAAATGGCAGTAAGTCTTGGTCAAACTTCTATAGTTAGTGATCCAGAAAGTTTAGTTTTATATCTGGATCCATCTCTAAGTAACAACTATGTTTTATCAGAAGTTGAAGTTTTAGTTGTCGCTGGCGGCGGTGGTGGTGGTGGCTGGGGCGGCGGCGGAGGTGGCGGAGGCGTAATATACAATAAATCTTATTCTGTAACTCCAGGTTCTGCTATCTCTGTTACGATTGGTAATGGTGGAACTCCTGGAACTAATGCTTATACTTCTGGTGGGGATGGAGGAAATTCCGTCTTTGGTGTATTAACAGCTATAGGTGGAGGCGGCGGGGGTCATTATAGCAATAATAATGGAAGAGCTGGGGGATCCGGTGGAGGTGGTGGAGGAGCTGAAACAGTTACATATGGTCTTGTAAGTCAAGGTGGATCTGGAACTCCTGGCCAGGGACATAATGGAGGTCGTGGCGGAGGAAGGCCGACTAGCCAGTATAATCCAGGCGGCGGCGGTGGTGGAGCGGGTGAACCTGGATATAATTTTGAAACCTTTGTAAGATTGGGTGGAAAGGGTGGAGATGGATTGCCCTTCAATATTTCTGGAAGATTTCAATATTACGGCGGTGGAGGAGGAGGGCATACCGATGGAAGAGATGGACTTAATTCAACATCATTTGGAGGAAAAGGTGGTGGGGGACGTGGTGGAAACTATGCTACTCCAAGAAGAGGTTTGAATGGAGCTCCCAACACAGGTGGAGGAGGTGGCGGTTCTTATGGTACAAGTGCAGGATATGAGTGTGGTACCGGAGGTTCTGGAGTAGTAATAGTTAGATATCTTGGCGCACAAAAAGCCACGGGTGGTAATACAATTACCAATGTAGATGGATATACAATTCACACATTTACTTCTGGAAGTTCAACTTTTACTCCACTTAGCGCACCAGCAAATAGTGGGACAATTTATGGCAATAATGATTTAAGTTCAAATTTTCATTCTGCACTTGCATACGGATCTCCAACATATAACTCGGCAAATGGGGGAAATATTAACTATAGTGGTTCAAATTATCTAGAAATAAAACATACAGAATTATTAAAACCATCTACAGGAAAAATAACAGTTATTGCATGGTTTAATGCCGCCGTGACGGGAACGGAAAATAATCCAATTATATTCAATAAAGAAGATGAATATGAAGTTGCTGCCGGTGGTGGTTGGGTAAGTATGGCTATTCGTCCAGATTGGAATTGGAGAAGAATTGCACCAATTAATATAAATCAATGGTACTGCGTTGCAGTATCGCATGATGGAATTAATCAAAGAGGATATCTTAATGGTTCAAATACATATACAAATCCCGTCGGTGGTGAAGTTGGAGCATCTTATGTAAATGATTTAAGAATTGCAGCTAGAAACTCACCAAACGCTGCATCTGCTTTATTTACGGGAATTATAGGTCCAATTCAAATTTACAATAGAGCATTAACACAATCAGAAATTACCCAAAATTTCAACATCTATAGAGAGAGGTATGGAATCTAATGGCTAATTCAGATAAAAACATTTTAGTTACTCCAAATAAAAACTTATCTGGATTTCCACAAATAAGTTTAACTGGATTTGGAAACTCAAGTATTACTTTAGTAGTTCCAGACAGTACTACAGGCACAGTAAATTTTGTTGGCGGAGGTTCAACTACATCAATAGTATTTTCTGTGGATACAAATGTAGAAAGTGGAAAATTATTTGATGTTTCAGATATAAATGAAGTACCTATCATAGAAATTACAGATACTACTACTAGTATGGGTAGTAAATCTGGAAAAATTATTGTTGAAGGTGATGGACTTATTTTAACTTCTTATGGTACTACATCACTCCCAACATTAGCTCAGGAAGGAACATTAGTTTATGATGAAAATCATAAAACTGCCAAGGTCTATAATGGTAGAGCTTGGACTCCAATTGGAGGTAAAAAAAGTGGATTAACTGCCGATACAGCAGCAGAATCTACTGAACAATTAATTCAAGATTATCCAGATTCACCAACTGGTTTTTATTGGATATTAGTTGATGGAATACCTTATCCATTTTGGGTAGATATGGTTTATCAGGGTGGTGGTTGGATATTGGTTCTTAATAATAGAGCGGGTAATGGTGGAATGAGTGGATTAAATTATGAATCTGCTACCAAAAGAGTAATCAATTATCAAGGTGGAAATTATGTAAGTTCTCCTGGGTCAAGTAATCCCGGTAGTTTTAATTTATGGGTGGGATTAGACACCTGGGTAAAACTGGCTAATGCTAATTTCAGCACTTCTAATAGAGTTGTTGAATTTGTCTCTACTTCAGCGACAACTTTAGGTGCTTCTCATGCACATACAAAACGAGCTAGTTGGGCTTGGAGTGGGTGGAGTGGAACATACGCATGGCAAGGTGCTACTAATTTTGCTCGTGAGGTTGGTGGAGATAATCCAGGATTGTGGTCTTATCATATTGCAAATGGATATTCTTTAACAACATTTGATGTTGATCAAGATACTTATGGTGTAAATTGTGCTACACTCTATGGAAATGCTCCATGGTGGTATGGGTCATGTTGGGATGGTAATTTATTCCCAAATGGTGGTGGATACTCCGATTTTCCAAACTGGGCTGGGGCTGGAAGTGACCTACATAATTATGCTGCTGTTTATGTAAGATAAATGAGAACATCAAATAAGGTAAAATTAATAAAATTTCAAAACTGTTATGTTGTAGAATTTTATTTTAATGATGAATTACTTATTTCGGAAAAATATATTGTCACTCTTGATGAAAATAAAATTGCTGTTGGATTTGATTTGAATAACATTATTGAACATAAGAAAACTTGTTGTTTAATTTTTACTGAAAATTTTGAAATTAATGAAGAATCAATTGATCAAATTCTTCCAGTTGGATTTGGTTTGGATGAAATAATTAATTCATTGAGGCCAGGAGCAAAATATCACCTGAGTAATACTTCATTTACTTATTGGGAGCATGAATTACCTCCACCATCTTGGGAAGAGATAATGTCCCATGTGGGCAAATAAATCATAAATACCCTTAGAAGACTAGGGGTATTTTTTATGGCGCAACCATCTAGTAGAGCGGAATTGAAAGATTACTGCCTCAAACAACTAGGTAAGCCAGTTTTAGAAATAAATGTAGATGACGATCAGATTGATAACTTAATTGACGATGCAATTCAGTATTTTCATGAGCGTCATTATGATGGAATTGATCGTGTATTTTTAAAGCATAAACTTACTCCTGCAACTAAAAATGTTTTAAAACAGGCGGGACCAGTTGGATCCTCAACAACTTCACCAAATGTTGTAGGCGCTGGAGTAACATCTCTTACTTATGTTGAGGGAGTAAATTACTTACCACTTCCCGATTCGATTATTGGTGTTAATAATATTCTCAAGATAAACTCAACAAATACTGCATCTGCTGGATTGTTTAATATAAAATATCAATTATTTTTAAATGATGTTTATTATTACGGTGCATTAGATCTTCTAAACTATTCGATGGTTAAAAGATACTTAGAGGACTTAGACTATCTTTTGAATCCACACGCACAAATTCGTTTTAATAAACTAAATCATAAATTGTATTTGGATATTGATTGGAAGGAAGTTTCGGATAATGACTATGTAATTATTGATTGTTATCGAATCGTAAATCCTGGAGATGCTCCAAGACTTTATAATGATTGGTGGCTAAAGAAATATCTCACTGCTCTTATCAAAAAACAGTGGGGGCAAAATATGATTAAGTTTAATGGTGTTCAACTTCCAGGTGGAGTTCAACTCAATGGAAGACAGATTTATGATGATGGAGTCTCAGAAGTAGAAAAACTTGAACAACAACTTAAGAATGAATATGAATTACCACCATTAGATCTTATAGGTTAATATGACACCACTCAATTCTTATTTTTTGCAAGGATCTCCGAGTGAGCAAAGACTTATTCAAGATCTAATCAACGAACAACTTAAAATGTATGGACAAGATGTTCTATACATGCCAAGAAAAATTGTTGGTGAGAAAACTGTCATCAAAGAAGTAGTTGCATCGAAGTTTGATGACAGTTTCCGAATAGAGGCTTATCTGATGAATTATGATGGATTTTCGGGTAATGGTGATTTATTAACAAAATTTGGAGTTCAATCTAAAGATGAAATAAATTTGATCATTTCAAAAGAACGATATGATGATTTTATTTCACCTTTGTTAAAATTATGGCCAGAAAATGAAAGAAAACTTGCATATAGACCACAGGAGGGAGATTTAATTTGGTTTCCCCTTGATGAATCTTTATTTGAAATTAAATATGTTGAGGGCAAAAGACCCTTTTATCAACTGAATAATCTTTATGTTTACGAATTAAGATGCGAAAGATTCGAGTACGAAGATGAAATTATTAATATAACCGACTCTGATTCTGAGGGTAATGAAGTTAATCAGTCAATCAAAGACTTGGGTAATGTTTATAGCATTCAAATGGTTGGTTCGGGAGCAACAACTGCTGTGGCTACAGTTGGTCTTGCAACAACAAATCCAAATTCTAAATCAGTTCAATTTATTGATTTAATTAACGATGGATTTGCATATAATTCTGCACCAGTAGTTTCAATATCTACAGCTCCAGCTGGAGGATTAACTGCCACTGCAGTTGCAATTATGACAAGTAGAACTCCAAATCAAAAACTCGCAATTGATCGCATCTTGATTACTAATCCTGGATTTGGATATACTCAACCACCAATCGTCACAATATCTGGTGGCGGCGGTCAAGGAGGAATTGCAACTGCGGTTATTAATACAAAAGTTCTTGGTATTATTGGATTATCGACCGGTGGTGTTGGATATAGTACTATCCCACAAGTTACAATTCAAAAAATCTTTATTCCATCCAGTGTTGGCGTTTCTTCAAATATTAACAACGCTCAGGCAGAAGCTGTTCTTAACTCAAATGGAGTTGTAGTTGCAGTTAGATATTCTAATGCTGGTGCTGGATATACATTTGCTCCTACAATATCTTTCACAAATCCAACTTCAACAACATTTGGTGATTATTATTATAATGAAGTTGTTACTGGAACAAAAACTGGCACCACAGCCTATGTTAAAAATTGGGATGTATCAAATAGAGTTCTTAGAGTTTCTAATATAGATGGCAATTTTGCAAAAGGCGAGTCAATTGTTGGAGCAGCGGCAAGTTATAAAGTATCTACAGTGCAATCAAATGAATTTCTAGATGCTTATGCAGAAAATATTCAGATTGAAAATCTAGCTGATACCATTTTAGATTTCAGTCAACGAAACCCATTTGGTGAATACTAAATAATTATTACTCCTATTTAACTCGTAATGATATCAAATTATTTTTACCACGAAATATTGAGAAAGACCATTGTGTCTTTTGGCACACTTTTCAATGATATTAAAATTAAACATAAAGATAATGCAGGTGATGATTTTAGTATTTTAACTGTGCCTATTGCATATGGTCCAGTTCAAAAATTCTTAGCAAGAATTGAACAAGTTCCCGATCTGAAAAAAAGAGTAGCCATAACGCTTCCAAGAATGTCGTTTGAAATGACAGGAATTCAATATGATGCTTCTAGGAAGTCCTCAACAATGCAGACTTTTAAAACGATTGATAAAAGTAATAATAATGAACTAACAAAGATGTTCATGCCTGTTCCATATAATGTGAACATCAGACTTTCTATCATGTCTAAGTTAAATGAAGATGCGCTACAAATTGTCGAACAAATAATCCCGTATTTTCAACCACATCTTAACTTAACTGTAGACTTAGTTTCAAGTATTGGGGAAAAAAGAGATATTCCAATGATTCTTGAAAGAATTACCATGGATGATCAATATGAAGGCGATTTTACTACGAGAAGAATTTTAATTTATACCTTAGATTTTACTGCAAAAACATATCTATTTGGTCCAGTTGGAAATACAAATGATTCTATAATCAAAAAAGTTCAAGTTGACTACTATTCAGACACGAATAGAATTAATGCTTCAAGACAACTTAGATATATTGCAGAGCCTAGAGCTCTGCAGGATTACAATAATGATCAAATTACTGTGATTGCAGAAGATATTACTGAAGAAGTAACTGAATTTAATGTATCTGATGCTACTCCGCTAATTGTCAATTCTTATATCCAAATTGACAACGAATCAATGTATATTCGTAAGATCACCGGAAATACTTTATTAGTAAATAGAGGTCAAGATAAAACTACTATTACAATTCATGCATCTGGAACTGCAGTTAATGTAATTAATGATGCAGATGATGCACTTATAGATCTTGATGATGATTTTGGATTCAGTGAATCTCGTTATGATTTTGCTGATGGTAAAGTTTATAGCACCACTAAAGGTGTTGATGTATGAACTTTGAAGATATTGATAAAGCTTTGAATATTGAACCTATGGAAATTAAATCTGAGATCGTAAAATCGGAACCTGTACCGGTATTGAAAACACAAGAAACCGAGCAACTTCAAAAAGACTATGAGTATTCTAGAGGTCAACTTTATTCTATTATTGAGAAAGGTCAAGAAGCAATCAATGGAATTTTAGAAGTTGCACAAGAATCTGACTCTCCTAGAGCTTATGAAGTTGCTGGACAATTGATTAAAAATGTTGGAGATGTGACAGACAAATTATTAGATCTTCAAAAGAAAATGAAAGACATTAATAAGGAAGAGAAAGGTGCAACTCCTACAAGTGTTACAAACAATGCAGTATTCTTCGGATCTACTGCAGAACTTCAAAAGTTTCTGAAGAGTTCTATGAATCAAGATCCATCTAAATAATAGATAGACAGGAAATAAAAAAATGAAGACATTTCAAGAATTTTGTGCTGAGATGTATACCAAAGGTATAAAACCAGGATCACAAAGATTTTCTGATCTAGGTGGTTATGCTGCACTTAAAGCCGGTGGTGGTAAAGCAGCATTAAGATCAGGAAGTAGTGTTGAAGATGTTCTTCATGCTGGTAAGAGAGCTACTCAAAAACCAATAACTTTTGATAGACCTCAGTCCGATATGATGAAAGCAAAAGCTAATTTGATGAACGCTCAGGCAGAAAAATTAAGAAGAGAACCTGCAGCAAAACCAAAAGATGATTTTGCTGCAGGTGGTGGTGCAGCAAAAATGAAACAAACTGGCATGACTCGTGATCAAGTGATAGCACTTGGAAAGAAAAACCTATCTAATCAAAAGTAATATGGATAAACTCACCTTTAAAGAGTGGTCTATTCTTGCGGACCTTGAAACTATTGCACCTCTTGGAGAGGACTTTGAGTTTTCCATGGCTCGTGGAGAACTTAAGACTGCACAAGCTGCAATCACAAGATTAATGGGCAAACTTAAAGGTGAAGGAGATCTTGAAGCGTGGGTTCAGTCTAAGATTACTAAGGCTGCAGAGTATCTTGATACTGTAGCCGATCATCTTACTCATGGTGAAGATGATACTAAAAGAAAGTCTGATCTTAAAAACGAATCCTTAAGTCCTCATGAGGAAGCTACACAGAGAAGTAAGGAAAAATTAAACAAAGAAAAGAAGATTACTACTGCACCCATGGTAATGCCAAAAAATGCAGTATATCGTCCTAAAGAAGATCCAATCAAAGATACATCTGCAAAAGAACCACCCAAACCAAAGGAAGAGGAAAAGAAAGAACCACTTACAGCATTACAAGCTGCTAAGTTGAGAAAATTGGAAAGAGAAAAAAAGAAAAAGAAACTAAGAGAAGATTGGTCACAAAAATACAAAAAGTCCATTGACTGCGATAACCCAAAAGGTTTCTCTCAGAAAGCTCATTGTCAAGGTCGTAAAAAAAATGTTGATGAAGAAGTGAGTGATCTCGCTGAAAAGTGCTGGAAAGGTTATGTGAAAAAAGGTATGAAAACAATGTTTGGAAAGAGATATCCAAACTGCGT